TCTTTCTTACGGAGTTCCTGTTGTACTCGATAGACTTCTCTATCAGCTTTCTTACGTTCCTCAGTTCCTGCTATGTATTTTCTCTGAAGATCCTGCCAAGCTTCTAATTCTTCCTGTAGACTCATTAGATTATAATACTTACGATCATCAATCCAAGCTACTGCCGCATCAAATGCTTCTTTTGAAGCTTTATTAGCTTCTCCAGCAGCTTTTCCACCAGCTTTTCCACCAGCTTTCGCTACATTCTTTGACATATTCTCTGCTGATTCTTCTGCTTTAGAGGAATTCTGGTCAATACCAATAGCTAAACCAGCAACTAACTTTTCACCTATCCCCTTAAATACTTCAGAAGGAGAATGTTCTTCTAATGTTTCTTTGGCAGATTCGACAACACCAGTAGCAGTATCGACCATAGCTTGATCTGATTTAGGAGAATTATCTCTTATACCTTTGATGAATCCTAAGATAGCGTTCTTACCAACATTATATAATTCGACTCCTAGATTACCTAATCCTTCAACTAATGCTTTTACAATAGAAACTACTAATCTTCCTATAGCAGAAAGAACTCTATCTGCATTATTATCTATAGCCGTAACCATTCCGTCTAAGAAGGCGATAATAAATTCAAAACCTGCTGAAATTATATCTCCCAATCTTGAAGTGATAGCAGCTATAAATTTAAGAACTATTTGTATTCCAGCATCCAAAATTTGTCCAAGATTTGAAAGAATCCCAACAAGGAATTGATATAATAACATAGCCCCTGCTTTAATAAATTCAGGCGCATTATCAACTAACACTTTAACTATCTCTTTTATCATTTTTATAAAAGATTCTAATATTCTAGGAATAACCGTTGTAACAGCAGTAACCATATCAGTTACTACCTGGATGAAAGCTGCCGCTATTATAGGAGAATTCTGAGCAAATATCTGAGCAACTCCAACCAGACCCATAGCTAACTGTTGTAACAAATATGGTAATAAATCTATAAGTTTTCTGAAAACATCGGCTAATGCTCTAGCGCCGGCCGCTCCACTTATTGCTAAAGCTCCTAAACCAGTAGCAAAAGCAGCAACTCCTACACCCACGCCTAACATACCAACACCCAACAAAGCTATAGCACCAGATAAAAGCATAAGATTAGCAGATAATGGCGCTAATAATACAAGAGTTCCAACTAATATTCCAAAGGTACCTGCTAGTGCCGCAAGACCTATAGCCATTTGTTGTAAAGATAATTGTCCTAATACTGATAGAGCACTAGCTAGTATTCTTACAGAAACGCCTAGGGCCAACAACACACTAGCCTGAACACCTATTCCAAACAAGGTTTTTGGCATAGATGAAACTGTTATGGCTAACAGAGCTAATACAGCAGCTAACGATATAAGACCTTGTTCTAAAACTTGAGTGTCCATTCCGCCAAGAGCTCGTAAAGATATCGCTAATGCCCCAACAGCTATACTGATAGCTAATATTCCAAGACCAGCTTTTCCTAAACCAACAGTGGTGCCATTAATTAATTTTACAAAACCAGCAAAACCTAAAAGTACAGCACCAACTGAAGCAAGTCCTTGAACTAGTTCTTCAGGTTTCATCATACTAAATAGTTTTACAGCACCAGCTAAGATAATCAACGAGGTAGCTAAAAACACCATAGCTACGCCGGAAGTAGCTGTAAATTTACTAATATCAGTAAGTTCATTAAATGCTGCTAAAGCACCTATTAAAGCTATAACAGCACCAAGTCCAAATACTAAATCCTGCCATGGTATTCCAGATAACTTTTTCACTGCCGAAGCAAGAACTAGAACGGCAACGGATAAAAGCATTAATGCGCCAACGGTTTTTATTAAATTCGAAAATAAGAGAGCTTTGTCTGCCCCAGAACCACCTTTTCCAAATAAAGTTACAAATACACCCATAGCGGCAAAAAGATCTAGAAACAATGCTGTAATAACTGTAAATGAAGCTATTAATTTCTTATTATCAATCATGGAAAGAGCGATTAGAGAGGCTGCTAATATAGCAATAGAAATAGCTATTGTTTTAAGAACATTAGCCTTAATAGCACTTTGGAAAGCCTCTAAAGTATCTGAAACTCCACCTAAAATAGCAGAAACTTTACTTACAACATTTCCAGTGCTCTTAGTTAGACTTGATAAATACCATATAAATCTTGTAAATGCTACAAGAACTCCTGTAAACAACACTGTATTTAAATTCTTTTCAAAATTAGCTGGATCAAGGGTAAAAGTTTCATCAATTTTATTTTTTATATTAGTAAGAGCTCCATTAACACGAGTAGCAAAAGAACTTATTATTGAAACAAATTTTTCTATAGCTCCTCCAGCTTCTTCAATAGGAGCTGCTACTTCTTCGCCATATTCGGCCGCATTAGCCTTTGCTACACCAAGTCCTAAAATAAGACCTAATAAAGCAGATGTCACTTTGGTCACCACATCTAAAATCGTAGTGAACACTATAGAAAGATTAGAAGCTATAGTAGAAAATACACCAGTAGCTTTTATAGCGGCATCAAATTTTACGAACATATCTCCTATAGCAGCGGTGGCTCCTAATAATACATCTCTAAGAGGTGTCATTTTTGAAACCAGATTACTAATAATACCAACTAAACCTAATATGATTCCTTTTCCAATGTTTAATATAGCAAATAAACCATCGAAAGTTCTTTTTATAAGTTCTCCAACTTTTTCACTACCTTCAAGTCGTTCAGTAAATTCTTTAAATTTTATAGACAAAGCAACAAGACGTTCTCCAGTAATATCTGGAATAAGACGTCCGAAACCTTGTTCTATCGGCTCTAACATATTGCCTATAGCTATAAGGATGTTTGCAATTCCTTCTATTACAGCAGCTCTTCCACCTTGTACATTCCAATAGTCAAGCGCCGCGTTTCGTGCTGCTGCAGAACCTTCGATAGAAGCCTTCCATCCATCACTAATAGCTGTGAAAAAGTTCTTTGCTTGTTCTGAATTACCAAATATCTTTTCCCACGAAAGAGCCCAACCAGATTGCCTAGTTTCTTTTAAAGTAGACATAAGGGCTGTGAACGAACGAACTTTTGTTGCGGCTTCAATAAGAGCTGGATCTTTTGCCATCTTATCCATCGTCTTGATAAATATTTCAGCAGTAAGCCATCCCTGCTCCAAAGAATATCTAAAACCTTTTGATTGATCGGTATAAACGCCCATTTGTTTAGCAGTCTTGAGTAATTCTTCTTGTAGAAGTAAACCACCCATTCCAGCAGTTTCCATTGATTTCCAATCCATAAGAAGAACTTTTCCAGTAGCTAATGCCTGGGACATTTGATAAGTTGCCCCAGCCATTTTAGCAGGATCTACACCAAAACCTGCAGCAACGTTCGCCATACCCTTAACAACCGTTACAGCTTCGCCTAATTTTAAACCAGCGGCCGTAAACTTACCAACATTATCGGTCATCTGGGCAAAGTTATATATAGTCTGGTCAGAATATTCGTTCAATTCGTCTAAAGCTTTTCCAACGTCATCTAATGTGGTTCCATATCTTGCGGTATTGGTTAGAATAGTTTGAATGGAGTTTAGTTTAAGTTCGTATTCACTGAAACCAGATTTCATAGGATCTATTACAAAAGCATTTGTTAATCTTTTACCAAGATTTATCGCGCTATTAGTTAGATTTTGTATAACAGTAAAACCTATAATTCCAAGAGTTGAAAATCTTTGTGTTAATTTTTCAACGCCTTCTGCTATGTTAGCTAGATTAAAATTTTTACCAGCTTTATCTAATTCCTGTAAACCTTTTGCTTGATTCTGTAAATCTAGACTCTTTTTAAGTTCGTCTAGTGAACGAATGCTAGTCTGAACATTGTTTTCAAACTGGCTGTTATTAAACTGCATATTTACAATACGATTATCAATACTAGCCACTATTTTCTCACCTCCGCCCAAATATCTTCAATAATCCTATCAAATACTGGTGCCATAGCAGGATTAATATAATCTCGTCCCTGAACGTATCCTCCTTGTCTAGTTCCGTGACCATATTGTAAAATGACAGCAATAGGAACACCTTTTTCGACATGAGAATTCGTCCATGTTATTTTTAAGGAAAAGTTAGTTACCGTAATTACATAATCCCAAGAACTCGCGGTTAAACCAGTATCAATTGGCGTTGCAGAAGAAAGAACTTGAACCCCTTGAGCCCCGTATTTCTTAAGAATAGTGACATAAACTTCATTCGATGTCGAACGAGATAAAAAACCCTCCGCGTTATGAAAGTCCCCTTTATGTTTAAACGAAATCATGTCATCATCCCTTTGTGTTTAATTGTTGTTTACGTGCCGCATTTAAAGCAGCATTACGACTTAATATCTCACCTTGTCTCATTTTCTTAACTGGTTGATTCTTTATATTACAAACGTTTATTAACGTTAAAAGTCTATTTAAATGCCATTTCTGACACTCGAAAGGTATGTTTAAGGCTATCATCCAATAATATATTATTTCACTCGTAATAGTTTCCCTATTTATAGTTTTACGTATATCAGAAAATACTGTTGCGGTCATCGGTGCTTCTATATACTCAATTATTTCATCAAGATTTTTTGTAGTAATACATGAGTAGACTTCAGGTTTAACATTTTGTGTCAGAGTCATACAGCGTACGTAATCTATGGTTTCAGCTAGAGTTTTATGTTCCTTTATTAAGAAAGGTTTCTCCCATTTTGACTCCCATTTTGAAATTGAGACCAGAGAATGTTCCAATTGTAGTGACTGCTCTTTTAAAACGATAAACTCACCATTTGTTTCATCGTATAACTCGGCAGAAGGTATTATAATTTTTAACAAATCTCTGGCCTCCTCTTATTTATTTTACTTCTGGAATTATTCCTTTTATAAAATCTGCGGCAGCTTCAGCGTCCATAGCAAACTCCATAAACAGATTACTATATGCTTCGGTTTGTTCGAACGCTGTACGAAGATCTTGATTTTTGATAAACCGTTTTCCATCGGGAGATTTCTCTCCATATGATTTAAGTATCAGATCTTTAAAGATCTCAATGATACGTTTAGTGTCTTTTTCTTGAACAATCTTTTGAAGAGTATTTGATAAACCACCATCGGCCGACATTTCCATTTCTGCAATTTCTGCCTTTGTAAAGTTGAAGTAAAAATCTTCGGTTCTCTCCGTTCCATTATAATCTGTGTAAGTTATGGTTTTCTTAATCATATTAATACTCCTTTCAAATAAATAAAATTTATAAAGGGGGAGACCCCCGGAGAAACTCCGAAGGCCTCCCTATATAAAGAAAGAGGAGAGCTAAGCAATCGTACTGAAGTTCTTAACCTCTGCAGCAAGAACTTGATTGTAAATATCCACTACGCCGCCAACGGTAACGATGTGTGCGGTGGAACCATCGAGTTCGGAATTCGGATTGAGTGTGAGAATCTTTCCGTCAGTATCCCAAGATCTAGCAACAGGAACAACAACACCAGCCGCAGTAGTAAGAACAACTGCTTCACGAAGAATTTTATTGTTAAAGGTAAGTACGATGTTAGCGTTCTTCGCAACGTTGTCGGCATCATCGGTCGGAGTGATCGAAGACAAAGCCAAGGCAGAAGGAGCGCCAGCACCAAACAGAGTTGCGATTTCGTCCGGAAGAGGCAGACGAGGATCTGCACCGACGGTTCCATACAGAATATCTTCCAAGGAAGCGAGAGTCGATGGATCTACCTTAGTGGAATCAATTACCAACGAAGCAGTCGGCTTATTCCCACTGACCAATACTGGGGTAGTTGATAGTTCCCAAGAGAAAGTGATAGCTTCCGGAGAATCATTAATGGTCTGATAAGCTTTCTCTGACGGTTTGGCAATGGCGCCATAAATCAGATGTAGTTTATAACCATAATCATTACCAGAAACGTCATTACCGAGAGTGGTCTTGTACGCCAGACCAAAAGTCTTACGTTTTTGTTGGCCGATTATTACTCCAGTCTGAAGCGCGGCAGAACCATCACACTGAGCGAATTCGTCCGGATAGGTATACGCTTCAAGCGTTGCGCCGAATTCTTCAGCAGACATCATATTCAAGTATTTAATATCATCCGCATATAGAGGAGAAGCTTCCGCTCCCGAAGGACTTTCGGTTACAGCAGTAAGACCATTCCATGCTACACCAAGCGGATAGGTGCCACCGATCGCTTGAACATAAAGGACACCATTCTTTATACCAGTTTCATAAAACCTTTCACCGATGCTATCCCAAACAATTTTAGCCATTGTTCTGAGACCTCCTTTTTAATAAATTAATTTAAAGACATAATGATTTAAATTGTTGATCGTGAAATGCCTTGAGAAAGTACACATAGGTAGATTTAAAACTTTAACAGGTATTTCACTATCTGGGTTTGGATCGATCACAGTTACACTATATTTTGCTTCTATAATATAAGGAATATCATTCGCAAAAATAGTTTTAAAACTATCCCGAGAATAAACAATACATGGATAAACGAGTTTAACCGTTTCAGGGGGCTGGAAATATACGTTTTCTGAACCGAGTAACGCCTCAAGTTCGGTCTGAAGAACTAATCTAGTGTCCATTCCTATTATAAACGCCCCCTATCGTTAGAATTAGACGGGGCCTCTGGACTTCTA